TAATGATGGAACAGCAGTTTTAAGTGCGGCTAATGTATTTAATGCAGTAGCACTACTTAGAAAAAATGCAGTTCCTATGACAGACCTAGCTGGTGTATTTCATCCACTAAATGCGTTTGATTTAAAAAGTAATTTAACAAACACATTCGTTGGTAGAGATACAGAATTATCAAACGAAGCTTTAAGATCAGGTTTTGTTGGTAATGTTGCTGGTGTTCCAATATTTGAAACTTCAAATATGGCTGACAACTCAGGCAACAATCCGGGTACAACAGGAGATTACAAAGGTGCAATCTTCCATAGAGATGCGTTAGCATTGGCTATGATGCAAGACCTTAAAATCGAAACTCAAAGAGATGCGTCTCTAAGAGCAGACGAGATTGTAGCAACTGCTGTATATGGTACAGGAGAACTTAACGATACTTATGGTGTTGAATTGAATGTAGATTCATCAATCCAATAATCGTACTTTTATCAGGGAGAGAAATCTCCCTGATAATCAATAGGAGAATTTATGAACATTAGATTAACAAATGGTAAAAAAACAATTACAAGAGCAAAAGATCAATACGAAGCTAATATAAAACATTTTAAATTAAGAGGTTTTGCTCCTGTTGATGAAGTAAAAAAAGAAATTAAAAAAGCGACTATAAAAGACATTTCTGATAAAGTTGTTGAATTAAAAACAAAGAAAAGAAAAACAAGGAAAAAGAAATGAATGATATAAAAAAATATTGGAATATGGCAAAAGATAATCCTAAAGTAACTGCTGGTGTTATTATTGTTGCTGTTATCATATTAACTTGGGTATTTTAATATGGCTAATTATACAGGTGCAAATGTAATAACTGCAAGTGATGTCACTAAGTATCAACCTGATGCTTTTGGTTTTGGTATTGCTTCAGGAGATACTGAAACAACTAATTTCTTTGCACAAACAACAAACGATATTTTAAGACAGCTTAGAACTGAGTGGTGGTCTGTATATAAACAAAATGTATATACAGATATTACAGTTCTTAATACTGCCGAAATGGAAAACACAAAAGTTAATTTAGATCAATTTGAAAGGGCTGGAGTATATTTATTTTTAGGTAGATTCTTTTGTCCAGCATTAACTAAATTTAGACCTGAGACAGAAAAAGACAGATTTGAAAGAATGGCAGAATATTATATGTCAGAGTATAACAAAGAATGGAGAACAATCTTAGAAGATGGTGTTGAATATGATGCAACAGCCGATGGTACTATTCAAGTTAATGAAAGAGAGCCTTTACATGGATTTAGAAGATTGACTAGATAATGGCTGTCGATTTAAAGATTAAATCTAATACAAAACAATTAAGTAAAAAATTTAAAAAGTTTGAATCTGTTTTACCTAGAATAATTGATAAAGGTATAAAACAAGCTGGATTTCAATTATTAGATATTGTTAGAACTAAAACATCTAAAGGTATAGATTTTAGAGATAGACCATTTGCTACATATTCTGCTAGTTATTTAAAACAATTACAAAGAGAGGGGAAACCAACTAAAGTAGATTTATTTTATACAGGTAGAATGTTGGGAAGTTTATCAAGTAAAAAAACAGGCAAACATAAAGTATCTTTAAATTTTACAAATGCACAAATGAGACAAAGAGCATTATTTAATCAAGTATTAAATGAGCCAAAAAGAGAATTTTTTGGCTTTAATGATAGAACAGAAAAGATTATAAGTAAGCAATTCAACAGATTTGTAGAAAAAGAATTAAGAAAGTTTAGAATATGAGTGTACGAGAAAATATTGCATCAAATTTACTATCTACCATTTCAGGTATTAGTAGCCCAATAACAATTAAAAAAGCTACTAGACAACCTTTTGAATTAGACGAATTATCAGACAAACAATATCCAGCAGTAATAGTGCAAACATCAGAAGAAACAAGAGAAGATCAAGAGTTAGGAAGTGGTGCAAAAACAAGAATAGGAACTATTGACTTTGCTATACTTGGATTTGTAAAAGGTGCTGAATCAAATATAGATACACTTAGAAACCAGCTTATAACAGCTATTGAAACATCATTAGAATCTGATATTACAAGAAGTAGCAACGCACTTGATACTGAAGTTATTAGTGTAGAAACAGACGAGGGTACATTGTTTCCTATTGGTGGTATAAGAATGGTTGTTAGATGTACTTACGAGTTCCAAGCTGGAACACCATAAACAAGGAGAAGATATGGCAAATAAAGATAAAATTATAGATAAGATAGAAAAGAAAATAGACAGCATTGAAAAGCTACATGATAAAGAATCAATGATGTGTGAAGAAGTTAAAGACTTACTTGCTGATTTAAGAGACCAAGAAGAAGATGAAAAATGGGAAGATGATTCAGAAGAAGATTTTGACGAAGATAATGATGATGAAGATATTGACGATGAAGAAGATAAATAGTAAAAGACTTTATGGCTAAAGACATTAAATTATATAAAGATGGTAATGAGATAACTATAAACGAAACTCAGCTTGATAGTTTTATAAGTTTAGGTTGGAAGCAAGAAAAAGAAAATATAACAACAAGCAAAAAGGAAACTAAAAAATGGCAACACACTTCGGAAAAGAGGGCGTAGTAACTGCTGGTGGAACTGGTATAGGCGAACTTACTGGTTACACACTAGAAACTACTGCTGATGTTGTAGAAGATACTCAATTATCAGATGCAACTAAATCATTTGTAGCTGGAAGAACATCATTCTCAGGAACTTTAGAAATGAGTTATGATGAAACTGATTCTCCGCAACAGACATTAACTGCTGGAACAACAATAGCTTTTATATTAGCACCTGAAGGTAATTCTTCAGGCGATGAGACTTTTACAGGCTCAGGAATTGTTACAGGAATGAGTGTCAATGTTACATTAGATGGAATAACTACTAGATCAGTTACTTTTCAAGGCACAGGAACATTAACAAGAGGAACTGCTTAATATTAATTTATGTCAGTTATTGATAGAGTAAAAACTCATTTTGAGACTCTGCAAACTATTACTATTGAAGTTCCTGAATGGAAAGACGAGCATGGTAATCCATCTGTTTTTTATTCAGAGCCATTAACACTAGAGCAAAAAAATATTATTTTCAAAAAATCAAGTAACTTTCAAGATTTGACAGTTCTTGTTGATTTATTAATGATGAAGCTTATGGTTAAAAATGACAAAGGCGATTTAGTAAAAGCTTTTGACCCATTTGATAAACTTGCTTTACAAAAAAAAGCAGACTCAAATATTATTGCATCAATAGCAAATAAAATACTTGTAGATACATCACTAGAAGAATCTGTAAAAAAGTAAATAGCGACCCTGACATACAATCTTTGTTGGTGGTTGCTGATAGACTTAAAATACCTATTCAAAAGGTATTAGATATGCCTTTAAGCCATTATAATCTTTGGATAGCTTACTTGAAAAAAGAGCAAGATGAGTATAAAAAACAAAAGGATTTAGCAGAAGCAAGAAAATATAAATAATGGCACAAAAATTAAATATAGACATAGTAGCACGAGATAAAACTAAACAAGCATTGGGTAATGTTCAAGGTGCTTTATCAAAAGTTAAAGGTGCAGTATTTAATTTGCAAAATGCTTTTATTGGTTTAGGTGCTGGATTAGTTATCAGGAATTTAGTTAATACAGGAAAAGAATTAGAGAATTTACAAGTTAGATTAAAATTTTTACTTAAAGATACAAATGAGGGTGCAAAAGCCTTTGACAATATGGTTAAGTTTGCATCTAAAGTTCCTTTTTCATTAGAAGAAATACAATCAGGCTCAGGTATTCTAGCAACTGTAACAGACAATGCTAATGATCTACAAAAAATGTTAGAGATAACAGGTAATGTAGCGGCAGTAACAGGATTAGATTTTAGGACAACTGCTGAACAAATACAAAGATCATTTAGTGCTGGTATTGGTGCGGCAGATTTATTTAGAGAAAAAGGTGTAAGAAATATGCTTGGTTTTCAAGCTGGTGCGGCAGTATCAATAGAAGATACAGTACAAAAGTTTGAAGAAGTTTTTGGTAAAGGTGGAAGATTTGGAAAAGCTACTGATGAATTAGCAGAAACCTTTACAGGAACTTTATCTATGATTGGAGATAAAATATTTAACTTTAAAAAAGTAATATTAGAAGCTGGTTTATTTGAAAGTCTTAAAAAAGAATTTGGTGCTTTAGATAAATTCCTAGAACAAAACTCAAAACAAATAGATCAGGTAGCACAAGACATTGGAATCGCTTTAGGTTTTGCAGTAAAAAAAGTTGCAGATGCAGTTGTTGTTTTAAAAGATAATATGAATATTTTTAAAAATGTAATAATGATTTTAATATCAGTTAAAGTAGTTACATTATTTACTAACTTAGCAATAGCATTAACAAATGTATCAAAAGCTATGATGACTTTTGGATTTGCAACTTTATTTACCAAAGGTGGTTTATTAGGTATTGCAAAAGCAATAGCAAAAGGTGGAGCAATATTTGTAGCATTTAAAGGTATGGAAAAACTATTCGAAGATATGAAAGATAGTTTTGAAGATTTTTCACATAGTGTAAAAAATGTTTTACCTGATGCAAGAGACCTACAAAAAACTTTAATTCCTGTAAAAGAAGTATTTGATAATGCTTCTATTGCTGTAAATACTATTGAGAATGAATTATCAGTTGCAATTCCAACCGCAACACAAAAAACAATAGCAAAATTTAAAGAACTTAATGATGGTGTTTTGGAACAAATAAAACAAAAAAAAGCAAATATAAAAAATATTATTGCTGAGGGTATTAACAATGGTATTACAAATATGTCACAAGCATTATCAAGATCATTAGTATTTGGAGAAAAATTATCAGATACATTAAGAAATATGGCATTAAATGTTTTAGCAAGAATACTTGCAATTCTAATAGAACAAATAGCAAGACAATCAATACAAATTGCTATGGAAAATACACAAATAGGACAGTTAATAACTAAATTAAGTATTGAAAAAAAAATCACAGATGAAAAAAGAAAACAAAATCAACAAATTAACAGCGATCTTGGAAGTTCTTTAATTAATATGGCTAGTTCTTTTTTTGGTTTTGCTAAAGGTGGAGCAGTATCAAAAGGTCAGCCTGTTGTAGTTGGAGAAAGAGGTGCTGAAATGTTTATACCAAATCAAACAGGACAAATTACACAAGCCGCTAGAGGTACAGGTGGTGGACAGACAACAGTTAATTTTAATATTAATACTTTAGACGCAAGTGGTTTTGATGATCTGTTAGTAAGAAACAGAGGAACTATTACACAAATAATTAATAATGCAGTTAATGAAAGAGGGAGTAAAAATCTAATCTAATGTCAGGTGCTTTTCCAATATCAACTGCAAACTTTGAATCTTTAGGAATAAAGTCAATTCAAAATACAATTATATCTAAATCACAATCAGGTAAAAAACTTGCAAGACAAATTGATAATCAAAGATTTGGTTTTACTGCAAGAATAATAACTGCAAAAAGATCAGATGTTTATGGAGACTTAATGGCATTTATTGTTAAACAAAGATCAGGTAAAGAAAACTTTACAATAATCCCACCTGAAATAGAAGATGCTAGAGGTAGTGAAACAGGAACAGTATTAGTTAATGGAGTTCATGCAATAGGAGATACAACTATTGCTATGGATGCTTTTGCTGGAGATAGTGCTGGTAGATTCAAAGCTGGAGATTTTTTAAAGTTTGCATCACATAATAAAGTTTATATGGTTGTTTCAGATGTTACAAGTTCTTCAAATGCGGCTACTGTTACAATAGAGCCACCATTGATTACTGCTTTAGCAGATGATTCAGCAGTGACTTATGATAATGTTCCTTTTACAGTTCATCTAACAAGTGATATTCAAGAATTTGGTGTTGCTGGTGCTGATAAAGATGGAAATTTGTTGTATCAATTTGAATTTGATGTCGAAGAAACTCTATAAAATTAAGTATTACATAAATGTTGATGTATTAGCAGAAGAAATAGTTAATGCTGAAGATATAGATGTTAAAAATTTAAAATTGAATAATAAAGAGTTTCCTAGTAAAAATGCAAAATGGATTATTTATGATACAATGAAAGTAACAAGAAAAATTATAGAGGATTATGACGAGATCACTAACGACAGCAGTAAAGAACGAACTAGCGACAAATGATATTAGACCAGTACACCTTATCACTATTGGTTTTGGTACTCCTGTTAATCTCACAGATTGTTCATTTTCTTTAACATCATCAGTATCAGGGTCATCTGTTACATATAGTGCGAGTGATTTTGTCTTAGGTATATCAAATCACACAGAAGAAACAGATATAACTAAATCAAGTGTAAGTATTAGTTTATCAGGTGCAGACCAAACATTTATATCAGTAGTTTTAAATGAAAATGTTGTTAATGATAGTGTAGATATTTTTAGAGGATTTTTAGATGACTCTAATGCTTTAATTGCAGACCCATTTTTATTATATCGTGGAAAGATAGATAGCTTTGACATTTCAGAAACAGATAAAGAAAGTGTAGTTGGACTTCAAATAGTTTCTAATTGGGCAGACTTTGAAAAGAAAAATGGTCGTAAAACAAATAATACATCGCAACAAAGATTTTTTAGTTCTGATGTTGGTATGGATTTTTCTTCACAAACAGTACAAGATATAAAATGGGGTAGAGCATAATGGGTCTTAAAAAATTTATTTCTAAGTTTATTCCAGCACCTATAGTAAATTTTTTTGCAAATCCATTAGTACAGCTTGGTGTAACCTTATTTCTTGCTTGGATATTAAGACCAAAAGTTCCTGAAATAGAAGATTTTGGTACAAATGAGTTTGATGATTTTGAACGAGGTATATTACTTAACAAACAATCTAATGACGCAAATATTCCTGTAATTTATGGAGAAAGACTTGTTGGTGGTACTAGAGTTTTTATGGAAACTTCAGGCACAGATAATACTTATTTATATATGGCAATCGTTATGGCAGAGGGAGAGATTAATTCAATTGAAGAAATTAGAGTAGATGATAAAGCTGTTACATGGGCAAGTTCATTATCTGATGGAACAGAAGTAGAAGTAGGAAGTGGAGATAGTAACTTTTATAAAGATAGTGAAAGCTTAATAAGAGTTGAGCCTTTTTTTGGCACAGATAGTCAAGCCGCATCTGACTTATTATCTACATTATCATCTTGGGGAAGCAATCACAGATTAAGAGGTTTATGTTATTTAGCTTTAAGATTTAAATGGAATCAAGACGCATTTACAGGAATACCAAAAGTACAAGCTAAAATAAAAGGTAAAAAAG